CGTCAGAGGTAACGGAACGCCCCGCGGTAACTGACCAACTGGTTCGCCCCAGATCGTGTGTTCCATTATGCACTCCCCGCGGTTGGTGGAGCACCGAGCATAGCCTCGATAGCGTTCCGTCCACCACCCACCTGCACGTTTGAAAGACCTTGCGCGGCCTGAACACCAGCCATCGCCGCTTGTCCCTGCCCTTGGGCCTGCGCCTGCGCCGCGTGCGCCTTGTCGATCGCCATGATGTCCTTCGGACTACGCATCACCGTCATGGGAAACTCGATCTTGCGGAAATACGTCGCCAAAGCCGCGTCAAGGTCGACGGTGCGGATCGGATCTGGCTGGCCGGCCGCCTTCGCCGCCTCGCTTAACTGCCCCATGACGGCGAAACCACGCTCCATCGAAGCCGTCTCGGCCGCCAACTGCGCCCGCTTCATCATCGAGATGAAGGAAATGTTGAGCGCGATGCCCCGCATCGAAGGCGGCGGCGGAGGCAGCAACCCGCGGCGTTGCATGATCGCGAGGACGCGGTGGATCGCCTTGGGTGCGAACTCCGTCTCGAATTGCTCGATCACCGGCCCGAGTTGCTGGATTTTCTCGCCTTTACGTTCGGCGAGTTCCATCTCGTTGCGCGGTTGAATGCCTTCCATCTGCGAGATCATCAGGAAGACATCGGTGTAGAAGCACCGGTTGATCCGGTCCTGAACCTCTTTGATGTCCTCGATCATGGGCGCCAGATGCGCCGGATTGGTCTCGTAGAGCGGCCAGAAACCCTTCTTGCCGGTGCTCGTGTTCACGAACGTCAGTTCGCCCGGCAGGATCGACGCGGGCTTGTTCTGTAACTCGGGATCGCCACCCATCGGCGGCCGGACGCCCTTGTCGATGAACTCGCCTTTGCGCTCCTGCTCGTGTTGCAACTGGCGCGTCGCGGCCAGCGCATCCATGCCAGGGCCACGTCCGTAAGCGTCATTGCTCGTGCGCGTCCATGCCGCTACCGCGAAGGGCTGCTCATGCTCGCCTTTGGCTTCCAGCGGCGCCTCGCCCTGCTTGCCTTTGAGCCAGTAGACTGACCGCCATGCGAAAGTCTTCGGGACCAGGTAGCCCGCGTTACCACCCTTGAGATTGCCGCGACCTTTCCCGGTGCGTAGCGCGATCTCGAAATTCGGCTCGACCGCGTGGCAGACCACGTATTCCTGCTCCAACTCGCCACCACCAGCGTTCCAAAACTCCTGGACTTCTGGCGGGCAATTTTCGAGGTGGAAGCGATCGACCAACTGGTTAACGGTGTAGGTGAACTCACGGTAGAACGCGTCATGTGACAATCGGCCACCAACGCCGAGGTGATATTCGCCGGCGCACGGCAGATACAACCGAATGACGTCCTCGTAGTCCTCGTTGATCAGAACGGGGGCCGTGCCGAACGTGGCGACATCGCGGAACGCCTGCGCCATCTCGGTATAGAAGTTGCTGGACGCGAGCACGGCGTAAAGTCGCTCTTGCACCACGGCGATCCATGCTACGGCTGGCGCATCAGGTTGATGTCCGGCAAGCCCGGCGCCGAGCGTGAACCATGACGACGTCGGACCCATGAGACCGGCCAGCAATCCATGCCCACAAATCCGCATGGCCAGCATCGCCGTCTCGTCAATGATCCTGTCGTTGAGCGGCGAGCCGCGATTGAACGTGTTGGCCGTTACCAGCCACTTGTAGCGATACGGCAGGATGAACTCAGCGCAGCGCGCCCAGGTCACCCACCATGACCATCGCCAATTGTTCAGCGCCATCAGCCTCGATTGCAGGTGCGCGTAATAACTTGGCCAGTGCGGTTTCGGGGCCGGAGGCGGTGCCCACGTTGATTCTTTCGCGAGGATCGACGGGCCGTAATACCCCGCAGGAGCATCAAATGGCACTAAGCCACCATTTCCAGGCCGCCGGATCACCAGCGGCAAGCCGCCACGCCGTTTCGCGCCGAATGTTCGTCGCTTCACGTATCCAGATGTAGGCCAGCAAGGTGCGGATCATCGTCATTCGACGGGCAAATCATCCCTCACCTCGAGAGCAACGCCCTCAAAGAATTGCCTGACTTCACCGTTTACGAGAATCAGTTGAACATACGGATGCTGGGATGCAACCGCCTGAATATCAAACCAATGCCGTGCCTGCCTCGACATCTCAACGACGTGATTTCTTGATGCGGGCCATGCTCCAGAGGAGAACATGATGGGACGCAGAGCATAAACGATATCCGGTTGATGTCGTGATCCATCCACAGGCATCCACGGAACTGGAACAACGTCTCCGGATTTGGTGTTTCGCACCTGAATATGTGTTGTCACGATCCCAGCAACTCCTTGGCCGTCTGCGGATTTGGCGTTCCCTGTCCGCTGGTCAGTAGCGTCCCCGCGAACCCGGCACCAGCAGCGCCAGCCGCCGCCGATCGCGCCGCGGCACCGGCATCCTGCGTCGAAGCGTTTGCGACGGTCGGAGGCGCGGGAGGCGCGGGCGGAGGAGGTGGCGCGGAAGGAGCGGAACCGCCGAAAATGCCCATCAGGAACCGTAAGGGCGATAGTCTGATTTCATGCCGCCCCCTTTCTGTGTGTCGTAAGCCTCGATCGGCGAATATTCTGATTTCATCGTGCCGCGTCGCCGGCCATTCATGCTTCGCGGCGCCACCGGTTGCGCGAATGTTAAACAAAACGCGTCGGTATCGTCTGGCGAGAAGCCGAGGCGATCCTTGATCAGTTCCTTCGGCTCGATGATAAATTTGTCGCGCTTCGCGGTGTAGGTGGTCTGCGTCCACGCGGCGGTGAACTCAGCCATCCCTGGCACGTTCGCCGGCGGTAACTGACCGCCGTTCATGATCCACTGCGCCGCGAGGAAATAGATTTCGGCGCGCTTGTTGAAGAACTGCTCGTCGTTAGCCTTTTCAGCAAAACCAACCGGGATCGGCGCGAAGCCTTCCAGTTCGAGATGCGAGATGACGGGGGCGCCATAGCCGCCCGTGTTGTCGGCGAACAGAGCGTCAGCACCCCATTCCTGCCACTTCGCCGCGATCCTACCCGCGACCAGGTGCGGTTTCACGCCTCGCAACCTGATCGGGCTGAACGCGACCAGGCCCTGACGCGGAAAAATCACGTTGACATCGTCGCCCCACAGCGCCGCGTCGAAGCCCAGAACTCGCGGGGCCTTTTCGATGTCGTATTCGCTGTAGCTGCGCGCCTGCGCCGCATGAATGTCCTCGAGGCTGAGCAGCGTGTTGAACTCGGTCGTGGGGAACTGGCCAAGCACGTTGACCATGACCCAGTTATTGTCGCGCCCGTGACGATCGATCATCCCCTGAGCCCACTCGATCGACACGCGAGGAGACCGCTCCGGATCGTCCGGATCGCCCGTGACGGTGACGACCTCCCACCGCTTTCGATCCGTGACGCACGCCTCGTAGAGCATGCCGGATCGGCTGTTGGTATTACCGGCCTGAATGATATGACCTTCAACACACGATCCCAGAGCCGCGTCAGCCGCCACGAGAACCGCTGGCGGAATGCCACCGCTCTCGTCGATAACGAACATCACATAGTCGGCGTGGAAGCCGGCCAGGGTATCGGCCTGCTGATCAACGCTCGCGGTCTTCGGCCACGCCATCGCTTCCATGAACCATGTCTCAGGATGATCGTTGCAAGTGATCCGGCCGTGGGTCCAGGTGAATTTGGCCTTGAGCAATTCCGACTTGTTCCGCCACTTCGCCATCTCGGTCCATAGATTCACGGCCAGATTTTGCGCCGTGATCGATACCGCGCCGATTTTCGGATGCGAGCGCGTCAGTAGGAAATTCCACGCCATCCATGCCAGGACGGCAGTTTTTCCAGGCCCCTTGCTGGCCCGCATCGCCAACCGCGGCGATCGGGGAAACAGGCGTAGCGTGCGATCCTGCCAGGCGTCCGGCACCACGCCGAACAATTCACGCACCATGATATCCGGCCGCAGACGCCACCGGACCAGTTGCACGGCCGGCAGATCGATCACGCGATCAATCCGACCTGTTTACGCAGGAACGGCACCTCAGACGACCGGCCAAAAATGGTCATCAGGACGAACAGCCTCTCGCGGGTGGTGCGTTGCACGATCCCCGAAAATCCCTGGAACGGCCCGTTCTCGATCTTGACCGCATCGCCACGACGCGTCTCGCGAGGCTCCGGCGGATAGATCACGCCATTGGGCGCGCATTGAGCCAGAAGGATGTCAATCACGGCTTGCGGCACCTCGATCGGTCTACCGGCCGCTGATTTCATGGCGGTGGCGATCTCTTCGCCGCCCTCGGTGTGGATCGTGTATCCCCAGCGCGGACGCTCGCCGCTCATCTGAAAAAACAAATAGCGCGGGAATATCGGCGAGATGCGCTTTTGCTGATTTTTCCAGATGGTCACGGTCAACGGCAACCATGCCGCCGCGCCCTCTTTCCACAGCTTCAGCTCAGTCTGTAGCTCTTTCCCAGGCTTGGTGTAGGCGCACAGCCACGGGAGGCCCGGAACGCTTGCGCACGGCAGAAAGGTGCTGGAATGCCCTGTCTGACCGCTACGAACGGACTGTAGGCCGATTTTATCGGTGGTCAAGCGTCCCCCTCGATAATCCGATTTTCCTGGATCTTGTATGAGCGCTCCACAAGCTGCTCCAGCGTCACGG